GTGCGAATTTACCCACAGAGCATTGCTGGAAAGAACCTATCATATTATCTAGCACTCTTTAATGCTCTATTTAAAGCAGCTGTCATATTCTTATTAAATTTACTGTTTATAAATCCCTGGCCAATTTTATAAAAAGGAAATTTAGCCTGGTAAACTGCCTTATCTTTAAATGCAATCAATAATTTAACTGTTCTATCTTTATGTGTTTCATAAACACCAGTCATATTATTTATTGTTAATATCTTTTGTTTCTTGCCTTTAACCACCCCAGTTCTTTTACCTGGTATGTTTCCATACTTGTTTAATTTTGCATTCTTTGTTGGTATGGCAATTTTCTTATTGCTAGTTCTTACGCCACCTTCTATCTGGAAGTTTAAATATTTAGCTACGGCATCTTTAATAAATAATATTCCAAATAAATTCTTTTTATTTGCTTTCTCAACCATAAAACCTTTTTGTGTAAATGGTGTTGGCCGATCTAATTTTTTAATAGTTTGCTTCCCCATTTCTTTTCTTAGCTGAAACAATGTTGTATTGATTGCATTAGCTGTAGCAAATGGGATCTGTTTCTTTTGTGTCCTGGATAGATCTTTGGTTACTGCTTTAATGTTTGTCTTAACATCTATCTTCATAGTGATCTCCACCAGGATTTATTGCTAAACGATAGGCCAAACTCCTTGGCCTTCTTTAGTACAGTTGATTTACTAACACCTAGAGATAAGGCTGCATCATGTGATGATTTGCCAGATTCTATTTGCTTCTTTAATTTGTTTGGATCTATATCCTTAGTCTTACTCATATTCACCCTTTTGTTATTTATAAATTATTTTACACAAAGTCCTCATCATCTTTTAATATATCCATCGCTATCTTTGAATAACCATGTGCATCAAGAAAACTATCCTGGTGTCCTGGATTATTGCATCCCCTTATTGCTTTGAAGGCCATCATCATGGCCGCAACCTGTGTGCTTGATAAGTGTTTGCCTAACATGGCTCCCCATACTTGGGCCAGTTGGCCCATGAACATATCTGGCCTTCCATATTCCTGGCCCTTTTGTTTAATTATTTTATCTATTTGCATTGTTATTTTCCTTGGGAACATAAGCCTCAGCACATGAATTGCACTCCAGGCATTTAAAAGTTAGTTTGTGATCGTATAAATCGTTGTATCTGGATATTTCTTTTTGTTCTTGAAATTTCATATCCGCATTACAGTTAAAACATTTCATTTGTTGGCCCTCTTTTTTCTGGCCTCATAAGCTGTAAGTTTTATCATGTATCTTCTTTTGGCCTCAGTTTTTATTTTTTTATTTTTTTTATTTGTTATGCTTTTTTCGTGCATTTGTTTCTCCTGGTTAATTCGTTTCTTATCTTTTGTTTAATCTTTGGCCTGGTAGTGTCAGCTGCAAGCATTTGTTCTAGGATCTTAGTATCTGTAGTCTTAATGTAATGATGTTCTATTTCTTTTTTTCTGCTGGCCTTGTTAAAGATCACAGAAGATTTTTTTAATTTAGTTGGCATATCTTTTTCCTTGTTAAATATTTTTTCCCAGTTTTCTGCATATTGTTCTTGATCGTCATTCTTTCTTTTTCCAGATCCTTTACCGCCATGCCATTTAGTCATTTTTCTTGTAGTCAATAATCTTTCCAGGTTGTCCTGTTTTCTCCTGGATCATCTTTTTTGTTTTTAATAGATCTATATCAGCCATCTTAAAAAGTTCGCTTAGGCATATAACAATGCAATCTGGTTCTTCTGCATAAGCGTTATGGGCCAACCAAAACTCCTCGTCATTTTTAACAATCATGTACCTGGTTTTTTTATGTTCATGCGGCCACATGGTTACTGATAATCTGGAACAACCAAGTTCCTCAGCTTCTTTAACTAATGCCTCATAACCTCTAACCATCATTTCAGCCATCTTGCTTATGTTTTTGTAATTGGTTGTATAAAGAGAATCTTTGTAAAGCATTTCAGCTTTTTGGAATCTAATTCTCATGCCATAACTAACAATTGATAAAAGACGGCTTTTGTTCCAAAAGCGTTCAATCCATTGTTCTTTTTTGTTAACTTCTGAGATCGATTTGTTAGCATTATTTTCATAAATATTGCTCATATTCCCACCCCCTCATTTAAAAACCCCTTTACCCCACTCCTAAAGGAGTGTGGGGTTAATGGGGTTATTAATAGATCTATGCGATTTATAGAGGGATTAATGGGGTTTTGTCTGGGGTTAATGGGGTTTTGCATATTAAAAAGGCGTATTTAATAGGTTTTCGCACTGGTATTGGCCTCTTTCAGCTTTAACCCAGCAATGGGATTTATGGTCTTTATATCTATCAATATTCTTACTAACCCATTTTTTGTCTTTTTTTTCATCATCAAGATATTTAACAATTTCTGGGATGCTAACCATGGCCTTAAATGGATCTATATCAGCTTTAATTTTTTCAGAATGAATGATCGTAATGGCGTTATTTATGGCCGTTAAATTCTCTGGATCTTCTACCTCATTACCAGGTACAAATTCTGAAAGATCTATCGTTGCAGATCCCTGGGAAACATAGCCCTTTAAATTGTGTACTGGTATCACCTCAAAATTTATTGGCGGCAGATCTGCTCCTTCTTTATTTAGTGTTTGTTTAATTGTGGTGTACATCCTGGGATCATCTTCTGGGCCATTCTTTCTATCTACCTGGAACTCAAAATCAACACTAGAGGGCAAAACAGAGGATCCTCTGGCCCTTGATTTGCCACCCACATGGCCAGAATGGTGAACCAGGGTTACATTGCAATCAAATTCATACTTAATTTCATCTATTCGCTGAATAAACTTTCCCATATCGCTGCTAGAGTTTTCATCACCACCACCCCAGTTTCTTTGCAGCGTATCAATACAAACACAACCAATATCGCCTAATTCCTCATAGGTGTTTTTAAGCGTTTGCATAATTAGTGCAAAATCTTGATCGTCTAATATCCTGGCTGGCCTGTTAGACATCCTAAATGGGTTATCTCTTACTGTTTGCTCATTGAACTTGGCCCAGGCCAATATTCTTTTGTGCATAGATCTTTCACCTTCACCACAAAACAAAACAACTGGTGTTTGCTTAACTCTATGGCCAAACCATTCCGTGCCATTAGAAATGGCCATCATCATACTTAAACTAATTAACGATTTACCAGATTTAGGAGATCCAAATATAGATCCAATGGTATTGCGTTCCAGGATCTGATCTATTAACCATTCTGGTTCTTTTATGTTTGCTTCCATATCAGCAATTGACATAAGTTCAAAAGATCCTCTTATAGATCTATCCAGGTTGTTTTCTATGTAATCTGCAAACGATTCCAAGGAATCAAAATAATTGTTTGCAGCTGCATCCCATAAATCGTCTTTTTCTGCAAAATCATCTGGTATTTTTATTATTTCTACCTGGCACTTTTTGCTGTTCAAGTAGGCCTTTAGTTCAGTGGCCATCTTTAGGCCAGCTTCATCATTATCTGGCCAGATCAAAACTTTGCGGCCATAAATTGGAGTCCAATCTGATTTGCCCTCTTTCCAATTGTTAACACCGCCATGATGGCAACAGACTTGGCCCTGGTATAAGTTCTCCGCACCTCGCATGGCCTTTTCACCTTCTACGATCAACACAGGGCCTTCTGTATCACCATCGGATAGATAAATAGGTAATGGGGCCTCTGGCCTTGCCAGAATCCAGGAGCCATCTTCTTGTTTAGTGAATGGTGCGTATTTTTGTTTAATGTGATGGCCTTCTGGGAATCGCATAACCCAAAATGTGTCGCTGTATTGCACTTTAATCTCAGCTGCATTGGCCAGGCCTTGCATTTGAAACTTATCGAATGACCTAGAGGAAGCCTTCTTTTCTGGGGGAGAAAACTTATTATCAATTCCAGCCCCCTCTCGATCAAACTTTTTATAACCATGTGCTTCTAATGTGGCCTGGAGATCTCTGCCATTTTCAATAATGAACTCATGGCAAGTAAAACTTTTATCTTGTTCAAAATCATAAAAATTACCCTTGCCTTCACCTTCTACTGCTAATGCTAAAGATCCCTTATTACCCCATCGCCAATGTGTAGTTGTTTTAGTTTTTGGTTCACCTAAAATTTCAACCGCAACAGAGGTGGCCAGGCTGGCCCAGTCCACTTGCTGCATTTAAAATGGGATGTCTTTTTCAGAAATTTCTGGTTTATCATCTTCTTTCTGTTCAGCTGCTGCTGTTACAGATACAAATTTTTCTGGTCTATCTATCCAGCTATGAAATTCAAATAAAGGCCAAGATGTGTTTCTTTTTTCGTCTTTATAATCAACCTTTAATCTGCCTTTATCATCTTTAATTGAAATAAAGGCTCCTACTTGACCAGGCTTCTTTTCATCAACTCTATCTAGGTAAGTATCAGTTAAGGCATTAAAAGCCATACAATTGCCTACAGTCATTGATTGCCATAAAACACTTTCCTCAGTGTCTTTAATGTAGCAATCAACACTAAATGCTTTACGCCAATATTCCTCTCCTATGTCAGCTGGCTTAGGCCCAAGCACTCCAGGTTTTTCACCCCAAACAAATTGGTATCTATCTTCTGCATAAATGCCCCAACCAGTTTTAACACTATCAATATCAACAACTAATTTATCAAACTCAACAATGTCCTCTTTGCCTAGCCAAAAACATTTATCGCCATGCTTATATACCAGGTAACTACTGTTACCACCGCCACCATCTAATAATCCCATTTTTTACTCCTTTTAATGTAAAGTTCTTTTGTTGTTTAATTTTGATAACCAAGTTTGGTAATCCCTTTTGCTTTTTTCTAAATTGATTAATGACAATTTATAAAAAGCTAAAATCTGTTCTCTATGTGCATCCTCAAATTCAAATAGATCTAATTCAATATCATCCATACTTAGGCTTTCTCTATAGTCAGCCCAACGGCCAAATAAATACTCCTCAAATTCATCATCAAAAACGATCTTCAATTTTGGCCTCAGCTATTTGTAGGAAATGTTTAAAATTAGTTATGCAGATCCTAGAAGGATCCATTTTTTCTTTTAAATCTGGATGTAAGTATGACAGTGGTATGACACTCTTAATTTCTTGCCTATCATATTTATAAATAAGAATTGGAATGTATTTATCGCCAGCAGCTTCTACTGTTTGTTCCCACCATTTTGTTATAGGCCAATTATCTTTTCGTTCTTTGTAGCGTTTGCACTCAATGGCAAAGTTTTGAAAATAGAGATCTGCAAGGCCTTTAGTTTGATATTGATCCAAGTTCCTTTTAACAGATCTTTCCAGGCCCCTTTTCTCCAGGAGATCATTTAAGAAATTACATATATGGCGTTCAAAAGCGGCACCCTTGTTTCTGGAATTAACCATTAAACTACCTTCCCAAACAAATACAGCAAGGCCAACAGCCGCCTCTTTGATAAGTGCTGCAAGTGTTCTGGAATCTCTATGTTTCTTACTACTTTATGCACCAATCTTATCCAGATCTAATTCAACATCTAAAACAACACTGCCGCTTTTTGTTGGGTTGCTATCAATCGCATAAATGCAAACTTTTAGGCAATACTCAACTATGCTTTGCATAGGAACATCCCTATCCAGGCTTACTTGTTTTATTTTTTTTCTTAGTTCTGGCGTAACTCGCAAATTGACCTTGCCGCCCTGTTCTTCGTATTTATCAAACTCATTCATAATTAAACTCTCCATGTATAAATATAGTAGGTTTTTATAATATATAAAAGCCCCTTTTGTTGTTTATATTTTATAATTTTTAATGGGCCGTGCATAACTCTCCTAAGTTAACTCCCTACTGGTGCGGCCCTTCTTTTAACCCTTACTGTTTTTGCTCTATAAGTTCCGCCTGGATTGGCTGGAACTATTTTTTTAGGCGTTGGTTTTCTGGTTGATGTTGGCAATGAGATCTCATATTCACCAACCTGGCCTTTTACATGATTTCCCATTTCAGTCATTAACAACAAATTTAATTCATCCCTTGCAGCTTCCATGTTTTTAATAATCTCTTTTGTGGCCAGAAATTCATTTATGGTGTCCTCTACTTTAAGATCTAATTCTTTAACATCTTCTTTGCCATGTGGATCTTTGTAAATTTTATGCACATCCTCTGGAACTTTAGGCGGCCAATAATCTTCTTCCTTAATCCTTCTTTCAAAATCATTAATCTTTTCAGCCAAAACAGCTGCAAATGTTGGATCTCTTTTAAATACATACACTCTAAAATCTGTTGATTGATATAGAACACTTACAACTCCCCAATCACAATTCATAACTTCCATCTGGCCTTGCATTTGTATTAGGCCTCGCCATTCCTCTAACTCAGCTGCTGGGTAATCCCTAGTAACTTTGTTCTCAATAACTCCTGGGCCGTTGAGCAGTACCTTGGTTGCTCCAGGAGTAAATATTCCCCACTCTGGATCATCTTGTATCACCAAGTTATTTGCCACGGCCCTTGCATCTAAAGAAGCCTGTAAATCTAATGTTGGATGGTTGTATCTTGTTTTAACATCTACCTCTAATTCTTCCAGGCCAAGCAAC